AGCACTTGACTTTTAATCAAGTTGTCCGGGGTTCGAATCCCCGATGTCTCATTAAGATGAATATAGCGGAAAGCCAGTAAAATCAAGGCTTTCCGCTATTTTTTTGTGATTTTTAAAGTAGTAAAAAGTAATAAAAAGTTGATGGTTTTTAATGTCCGCATTGCGTCCGCAAGGTGTTTTTTGACCCTAATGTCCGCATTGTGTCCGCAAATTAGATTGCCAAAACATCATTTACAACGGCTGCGGCATCTTCTTTTTCTTCCATGATGTGATTATATACATCCAGTACCATTTTCTCTGTATCTCCCATTAGCTGAGCAATTTTCTTTATACTGATTGCCGGTACCTGGTAACATAGGTTCGTGCAGTAATTGTGTCGGAAGATGTGTGCAGTCAGACCGGACACGACAGGAAAAGCATCAGTACCGCCTGCAGCATAATTTATTTTCTTTACTATGGACCCCCACATTTTTACATAAGCGGAATGCGTTATGTTTGATCCGTCACGACAGGTAAACAGATATGTACCGGGAAGAGTAGAGATGTACTCTTTTAAGAAGGCTGCGGTAGTATCCGGGATCGGAACAGACCGAAATCCGTGATCGCTTTTTGGCATCTGCTTGATCTCCGACGTGTTTTTCGGGAAAATAAGCGTTTTTGTGATCGAGACGGAGTATTTGCCACCTTCCGATTTAAAGTCGAATTTTGATAGCGCCAGAGCTTCCCCACGGCGTAATCCACAGGAATATATGATATAGATAAACGCTTTCTCCCTGTTTGTGAAATCTGCCTTTGAAATAGCTTCTTTTTCCTCGGACGTGAGAGGGCGTTTTTCTTTTTTGACATACTTTGGCAGATTGATGTCTGCGCAGATCTTGTCGTACATTCCGACGCCGATATAATTATCAGCTACAGCCATTTTCATGATCTGTTTAAAAGTAACTTCTATTTGTTCACAAGTCCGCGGCTTATCCAGCGCATTGTTGATAGCTAACTGGAAGTGACTGTTTCGAATATCACACAAACGGACGTCCTCTAAAAAGGATAGATGCGTTTCTATGATATTTTCATACATTTTCCGAGTATTCATTTCACGGGTAGCCTTTTTTGTCTTAAGCCAGCTTCGTGCATACTCTAAAAAAGTCACGTCGGTTCCCTGAACATACTGACCATTTTCCACATCGTTTTTCAACTGATTTACCTGTCGCTCCAGATCAGCACTGGATTTCTTTGAGACGAGACGTTTACGATGTTTGCTGCCGTCAGCATTGTAAGTGCCGTCCCAGATCTTGGTTTCATACTCGCCACGAGAGTTTTTTGTGTATTTTGCTTTTGCCATAGTATCATCCTTTCTGATATTAAAGGTGTCGAAATCGACCCGTTTTTTGGGTATAAAAATAACAGCCAGCAGAGAACTGGTGTTCCGCTTGCGTTTGGCTGCTCCGAATGATACAATATGCTTGTTTAGGGCATTGCATCTTCGGAGCAATGTATTTCGCCTTTGGTATTCCAGTACCAGAGGCGATTTTTATGCAGTTAATAAAGTGATATTTTTAGCTTGCTCGCGTTCGCTCCATCGGATGGTGTCTATTTCATAGTTACGAAATGCATCTTCAACATTTTTACTTATCGAATTTGAATCGTTTAAAAAAACTATTAATTTTGAATTTTGTGGTCTTGCAGGTCTTGTGTCATTCCATGCAAAAATCGTGCTACTGAGAGAAGTACGCGAAGGATTATTTATTGCAAGGCAGAGTCTTTCAGGCATGTTCCGTGTGCGTTGTATTGCAAAATCATAGTTATGAGCATATCCGGACTTACCAACGAATTGCATATTTGCAAAACAATAAATTTCTCTCTCTTGAAAAAAGTCTTGGATATCATCCAAAAAATATGAAGTAACCTTTGAACGCGATGTCAGATATAAGTCATTTACCTTTAATATACATTGAGTAAAGGCGTGCTTCTTTTTTGCAAATTCGATTGCTGGTGCGGATAGAACTAATTCTTTTTTATTTAAGCGAACACCGTATTGGTTTAAAATCGTAGTTAACTGTTTTTTTCGGTTTGGTGTCATTTTAAATCCAGAATTTTCTAAATCATTTAGTGTATATCCATCGTCTGTGAAAAAAATATTATTGCCATCTTGTTTAACATAGAATTGGAGATAATCATTACTTGAATCTAAGAAAGGAGTATTGATTTCGTAATATTCTCCAATTTGTGTAAATGTGATTTCATTTTTTAACCAATTTACATAATCATCAATATATTTTTCTATGTTCATTGTATTTCTCCTTTCTTAAGGCAATAATTCAAGCTGATAGTGTATAGTTGGTTTGTCTATTACATTGAACTTATCTAAAAAAAGAATGGTGTTATTTACAAAATCATCAGATTGAATGTCATCAGCAGGAAAGGCTAGACTTCGATAGTATTCTTCGGTATAAATATGCCAATGTGAGCCTATTAATTTTGTGCCATCTGGATTTTGATGTGGTTTTCCTGGATTGATATGTAATTCTAGTAACATAACATTGTTTTTTATTATTCTTGCCCCTATTTCATATTTATTATGATTAATTCTACCACGATATATTTTGATTGCAAATATGTCTTTAGTTGAGGAACCTCTTACATTAAATTCTGTAGAATTTCCTTTTTCAGGAAAAATAATTTCATTAATAAGGGAATGTTTTAACATGTTCAATAATTTGTCTGCTTCAGCTTGTGTTATTTTTTCACTCATATGTACCTCCAATAATCAAACGTCAGTTCGACGAAAGACGTTTTTTTTATTGAAAGCAAATGTTTATTTTGTGTATCTTTTAAATTTCATAATCCATTCATTATATCCTGCTAGCCTTAATGGAAAATACTTTTTTCATAGATACTCCCTTGTTTTTACATTAGTGATAATCTTTATAAGGATAATATCTGCTTTTTCTTTGCGTCAAATTCTTCTTCTGTGATAATTCCTTGGTCTAACAGCTTCTTAAATTTTGCCAGTTCATCAGCTTCGGATATAGTTGTTGTTTGTTGAATTGGTTTTTGAGTTGCAGTTGCGCGAATGGCATCAAATGTTCGTTGTATGTTTTGAATGATATCCTTTTTGTAAGTTACTAAGAAATCAAAATCTTTTGATATTGTATGAATTATTATATGTCCACCGGTGAGACTATTTCCGCTTGATTCAATGGAACGAATTTCACTGACTGAAAAAATTTCAGAATGATTATTATTTAGTACTTGGAAATCGAAAATAACCCTGTTATTTGTAAGTATAACGATACCCGGAAATTTTTCTTTTTTTAGTGATGAAGTTGATAAGGTTATGATGTTTGTTGGAGCAATATATCTAATTACTTCATTTGCATCAACCAGTGTTTCTGCCTTTTCAATGTTTTTTGCATTTCCGAAAGTTTTGATTTGAAATTCTTGAATACATTTTTTTGTATCTTCTCTCATAACTCTGTTCCTTCTTTCATTTGGTTTATTTACATAGTTCAAGTATGATCGTTTGAATTTATATATGTGGGTATGAATGTTGTTACTTACAATTTCTTAAATTTCATTATTTGTTCAGAATAACCTGCTATTCGAGCAATCTGATCTAGTGTCATGTCTGGATACTCCCATATCAATTCATCTGGCATAAGAAGTTCTGCAGCAAAAGAATTTGCTTCGATTTCTATTTTGGAATTAAGTAAAAGCGTCTTGTTGCGGATAAAATAACAGTTTTCTTTTCGATGCATGACGGCGTGCCCAAGTTCGTGGGCCATTACCATTCTTGCTTCGGGTTCTGATAAATTCTGATTGAGAAATATATATCTATGATTTTTTAGAAACATATAGCAACCAGAGCATCCGATATCTCCTATTTGGTATAATATTCCAAGATAATCTGCTATTTCAAATGGATTTCTCGTATTAAATTTTTTACAATAATAAGAAACAATTTGTTTAATTTGTTTATTATCCAAAAGAATCATCACCTACTTTTTGTTCTTGTTTGGATTGTACTTTTCTTTATTAATAAGTTTTAAACGTTTTAAAGCAATTTCTAGTTCATCACGGAATAAATCCATTGATTCTTCTGATAGGTCTTCGCCATCATAGGCAGCTGGACCATATTCCTTAGATGTTAGTTTTTCCATGATATTATCAAGATCTTTTTTTATGTCACGATTATCTCTTGCGGATAAACCGTTTTCTTCAACTAAATCTGCCTTAGTAATTCCAAAATAATTTGCCATTAATTCAATTTTATCAATTCTTGGATAGGTATTTCCATTTATCCAATCAGTGAAAGTTGTGTATTTAAATCCTAAATCTTTACATATTTGATTGCGGTCTTTACCTTTAAGCTCCATATAATGTCGAATATTTTTGGCCATTATTTCTTTATTGCCGAGTCCGCTCATATGTAGACACCTCTTTTCTTATTTGATGTAATTAAATTATATGGGGAAACCGTAAAAAAATCAATATATTTCTAAAAAAAATACGAAAAAACCGTTGACATTACGGTTAAACCGTAGTATATTAATTTCAGACAAAACGAAAGGGGTGTGATAAAAACATGGCAATTACGTTAAAAAGCGCGAGGGTAAATAAGGGACTGACGCAAGTAAAAGCGGCAAAACTTATTGGAATTACGCCAGATACGCTTAGTAACTATGAGAGAGGAAAGTCATATCCGGATGTTCCGATTATCCAAAAGATGGAACAGGTATATGGTGTATCTTATAGTGAACTTATTTTTTTACCCATAAATAACGGTTAAACCGTAATATGGCGAATGGTGGAGCATTAGAAGATACCACAACATCAGTTCAATAAAGTAATAGAAGGGAGAGTGATTGAGTGAGAAAGACAAAAAAGAAAAAGACCACTTCGGGCAGGAAGCAGTCCTTTTCAAGAGAAGAAGTAGCTTTCTTATGTGCTGCTTGTTTAATAAGTCAAGAGGACGCGAGTAGAATGAGTAAATTAACAGTAGAAGAAACGCTCCAAAGCATTGACAGTACTTTGAAGCACATTGAGAAGATATTCAGAAATAAAAGTGATGCCACAGTTATTACAAGCCAAATTATGGAAAGTATGACCGATGTTTTGGAGAAAAGTCAGAAGACGCTCTCTAAATCGAGTCCGAAGCATCAGCGGGATTAGCAAAACCTATTGAGAAGGGAGATGATTGAGTGAAATATAGAAAAGGAATTAAAATTTCTGAAGCTACAGAGAAGGAACTCCTTCGATATCAGATGGAAAAGATAGCAAAGGAGTCCTGCAGTGAAGATCTTAGTGGAGAATCAACAGCTTTAGCAGAGCTGTATAAATCACTTAAGAACAGCGACATTCGAGTCTTTATTGGATTTTTGATAAGCCTTCATTTGATTGTAGACCTCATTGTACTTGTCAAAAAGCTGTTCCGGGGTGAGGTTTGAAATATCTGACTTTTGCAAATAAAGAATTGTTAAGTCATGTAATTTCTCAGACATAAGCATATCTCCTTTCATGATACTCGGACGCGGCAACGTCCTGTAAGGAGATTGTACCACAGATGGAGAAATAAAGAAATGTAACGAGAAAGGAGAAATATGAGCGAAGCAGAAGAGTTAGAAAAACTGTGTAAGCCGGTAGTCGACTGGTTGAAAAAGAACCATGATCCGCATACCGAGGTACATATAACCGTAGATCACATTGATCTGATGGAGAGTGTGATCGGTATTCCGGTAAAGTAGTAAAGTAGGGAGGTGGCTGGATGAATTATCCAAAACCAGTAATGAAAGCAACAGAGCTTGAAAAGATGGGGTTTCCAAGGGAATTTTTACTTTACGCGTTCCGCCGAAAAGGGCAGACATATGCGTGGAAAATGAACCCTGCAAAACCGAATAGTACGATAGTATTTGACACGGAGAATTTTGAAAAATGGAGATGCAAGATTGCAGGATCGGGGAGGTGGTAGTGTGTGAGACGTTTATCTAAAATCATCATGGCAACCGGCGGGATTATATCAATGCTTGCCATGTGCTGTCTCGACAGCGACGGCATTTACATGTACTATGCAGGAGCAGTCTGTATCCTTGGTGGATTTATCGCCGGAGCTGGATATGGGTTGAGAGCTCTGTCGGAGCGCAGAAGAGAGATGCAGATCGAGATGTTTTATTTTCATCAGGCGGACAAGCTGGATGGGGATATGGTGTTGATCGATTGCAGTGACAGTACGAAGGAGGCAAGGTAGTGACAAATGCACAATGTTTAAGCGAGGAAGAAAATCCCAAAGTAGAGGATATGGCTGTTGGCATGATTATTGCGAAAGTGGGACTTGATTTCAATATCGAAGTTAATGCTGAAAGTTATGTGCCAATTTATCATCAGATGAAAGGATGGTTACTTAGTGAAAAAGAAAAATAGCACCCTGAACTTTGGCGAGGACAGGTGCTATTTACCAAGAGGATTTAGAAAAATCCTTTTGATGTATTTTAACATGAAAGTGAGGAAAAAGCAAATGAATGAAAAGGACAAGCAATTAGAAGAGTTTAAATTGATCGCACAGGCAGTTATCCCAGCAATTAATTGTATTAAAAATACGCTGGAAAATCACAAAATCGACAGCCTGCTTTCTTTAACAATGTCGGCAGATGGTTATCTGACAATGAACATTCATGAGATTGAAGGAATCAATTTATCAAGAGTGAGTAACGATGATGTCCTTAGAATCGAAAAGCATGAGCGTTATGAGGTGTACTGATGGAATATATACCGGATAATGCAGATCTGTTTGACGAACAGGAAGCGGAGCAGGCAAGAATACATCGTTTATATGAACGTCTGGCCAGAGAGGAAGAAATGGCAGAGATGCGTTTGGATGAAGAAATGTACGAGAAATGGGAAAATGAAAGGTGGTAAATATGAATTTATTTGAGATTGAAAATGAAATCATGAACTGTTGGGATCAGGAGACAGGGGAGATCCTTGATTCTGATAGATTGGACCAGCTGGAAATGGAGCGTGACACGAAGATTGAGAATATCGCTCTTTATATTAAAAATTTGACAGCGGATGCTGAGGCATTAAAGGCAGAAAAGCAGTCATTTGCAGAGAGACAGAAAGCAGCGGAAAACAAGGCTGAATTGCTTAAGAAATACCTCGCAACTTATCTTGCCGGACAGAAATTTTCAACACCAAGGGTAGCAATTTCATTCAGAAAGACATCCAGTGTCAATGTTACGGATATGACGGCGATTCCTAAAGAGTATTTAAAGTTTGCAGATCCTACAGTAGATAAAAATGCTATTAAGGCTGCGATAAAGGCAGGAACCAGTGTGGCAGGTGCAGAGATTGTAGAAGGAAAGAGCATGTCAATTAAATGAGCTGAAATGGTAATGGGACTGCCATTTTGGACAGTCAGATAGGAGAGAAAGATGGAAATAGTAATTAAAACAAAGAAAAAGACACAGCTTATTGCGAGAGATAAGGCAAAAGGTGGAGGAGTCATCCGGATTGATGAGGAAGCCTGCGATATTTTAGAGGGGATAGCTAAAAAACTGGAAGCAAGTGTCAGTATAAAAGAGTTAGCATCTTCCTTTATTAAAGCGGCTGCGGATAATGCGGTTATTAAAGAAGAGGAGGAAGAGTAATGGCAATCCCGGTACTTATTATTGGAAAATCCGGTATGGGAAAGAGTGCAAGCATTAGGAATTGCGCAGGAAATCCGGATTGGAACCTTATAAGGGTTTTAAATAAACCACTTCCATTTAAAGGGAAGATCGATGGATGGAACACGGATGATTATCAGACGGTAATGAAGTGTTTGATCCAGTCCAAGGCAAAGAACATTGTGATTGATGATGCCGGATATCTGATCACAAATATGTTCATGAGCAAACATAGTGCTGCAGGTGGCGGTAATGGAGTTTTCACTTTATACAATCAGATCGGTGATCACTTCTGGAATCTGATCCAGTTCATTATTGAGAAGGTCCCGGCAGATAAGATTGTTTATGTGATCATGCATGAGGAAGCAAATGAACTCGGAGAGATTAAACCAAAAACCATTGGAAAGCTGTTAGACGAAAAGGTGTGCATCGAGGGTATGTTTACAATCGTGCTGCGGTGCATTGTAGAGTCAAATAAGCATTTATTTGTCACTCAGGCGGCAGATGGAGCAGTCAGCAAGTCGCCGATCGGCATGTTTGAGGATGCGGTCATTGATAATGACATGCTGTTAGTTGAAAAAGCAATCAGAGATTATTACGAAATCGGAGGTAAGGAAAATAATGCAGAAACCAAATAATTACGATGAGACACCGGAAGGCGGAGAGTTTACTCCGGTAGATCTTGGTGGACATAAACTGATCATTAAGCAGGTCAGTGAAACAAAATCGAAAAGTGGAAAAGATATGATTGTTGTACTTTTTGATTTTGCACCAGATGATGCGCAACCGGGGTATTTTACAGAGCAGTTTAAGAATGATATCCGCCCGGATAAGAAATGGCCTAACCAGGCAACACAGTACATTTTAACAGAAGATGCCGAAGGTAAGTGCAATCGTTCATTTAAGACATTTACAACCTGTGTAGAGCACAGCAATACCGGATTTACAACGCAGTGGGGCGATAACTTCGGTGCGCAGTTTAAAAATAAGAAGATCGGCGGAGTATTCGGTGAGCAGATGGATTTTTACAACGGGAAAGAGGTCAGAAAACGTGTGATGCGTTGGTTCGTATCGCTTGACAAGGTCGAGAAAGCCGGCATTCCAGAGACGACAGAAACAAAGGCTTATAAGGAATACAAAGGCAGCGCGCAGAGTTTTTATGATAAAGCTCCGAAAGATGCAGATGGTTTCATGAATATTCCCGATGGGATCAATGAAGAGTTGCCATTCAATTAAGGCAGGTGTTTTAGTTGCAGATACAAGTAGACACAAGGGAACATAAAAAAGAATGGGAACGGATCCGGACACAGTTTGATGACATTGGAGTTAAATATTTCCGGTCCAAAATGTATGTAGGCGATTATCAGTCTCTGGATAACCCAAGACTGGTAATTGATCGCAAAAAAGACTTGCAGGAACTGTGCGGGAATGTCTGTCAGCAGCACGAACGTTTTAAAGCTGAACTGGTTCGGGCGATACAGCAGGATATTAAGATCGTGATTCTGGTGGAGCACGGGGAAGATATAAAAACATTAGAAGATGTTTACTTCTGGCAGAACCCAAGAAAACATGAAATCCGATGGAAGACCGTTAATGGGCGGAAGGTAAAAACAGTGTGCTCTGAAAAGGCGGTAGATGGAATGCAGCTATATAAAAGTCTGTGCACGATTAGAGATAGATACAATGTAGATTTTGCTTTCTGTGAGAAATCGGAAACGGGCAAAAAGATTGTGGAGATTTTAAATGACGGTAGATGAAATAAAACAGTCTCATTCCATGTGTGACATAGTTGAATCATATGGTTTTCATCCAAACAGGGCGGGATTTGTTCCCTGCCCGTTCCACACCGGTGATCATACGGCCAGCATGAAAATATATAAAGATTCGTACAACTGTTTTGGATGTGGAGCAAATGGGGACATTTTTTCATTCGTTCAGGGCATGGAACATTGTGATTTTAAGACAGCTTTTTACAGCCTTGGTGGAACTTATGAAAAACCAACAAAAGCATCTGAAATGACCATATATCACATGCAGAAAGCAAAGGAAAAAAGAAAACGCGAGGAAGAAAGTCTAAAAAGAAAAATCGATTTGAATAATCAGCTTATTGGCATATATGTTACATGGCTGAAAAAATCAGAACCTTTATCGGATGTATGGTGCGACTGTCAGAATGCGTTGATGGTCTGCCTGCACCATGATGAGGTATTACAAAAAGAATTGGAAAGGGGTGGCATAGGTTGAAATTACTGAAAGAGTATGATGCCGAATCTATTCTGTCAGAAGAAGTATTTACTGAAATATTTAATGAGCCGGATGAGATTCAAAAGGCAAGAATGCTCTTATCATTCCAGGAACGTGCAGAGCAGTTGGATAAAGAACATAAAGGCACATTGAAAAAATTCAATACCATGCTCCGGGCATATAAAAAGACATTCAAAGAAATTGAATCATCCAAGAAAAGCCATCCGCAGCAACTTGCAGATAATTACACACACTTTGATTATTTTGAAGATGGACATGAATTATACTCTGGATCCTGGATTGCAGATGATGACGGTGTAAGGACCTTTAACATGTTCGGAGAAGTACTTGCCTGTTATCATCCGATTCTTCCAGTGAAAAGGCTTAAGAATCTGGAAACCGGAGAAGAACAGATTGAGATCGCATATAAACGGAACGGGCGATGGTATACAAAAAAATTTCCCAAGACCGTCATCACGTCGGCAAGCAAGATTGTCCAGTTGTCCGGTGTAGGAATATCCGTAACAAGTGAAAATGCAAAGCACCTGGTCCGGTACATGTCAGACATTGAAAATATGAACGATTCACTGATCGAGGTGCAGAATTCCACCAGTAAACTTGGATGGAACGGGAACGATTTTATTCCATATGACCAGAATATTGTATTTGATGGTGACAGTCGGTTTAAAAGCCTGTTTGATGCGGTGCATGAACGCGGTAATGAAGATACCTGGTATGAACATGTGAAAGAACTTCGCAGAACCGGAAAAACAGAAATTAAATTTATGCTTGCTGCAGCCTTTGCATCCGTACTGATCGAACCGCTTGGAGGACTTCCATTTTTTGTGGACCTGTGGGGAGAAACTGAGGGCGGTAAATCTGTCAGTCTTATGCTCGCAGCATCTGTCTGGGCAAATCCGGACGAATCACAGTACATAGGAGATTTCAAGACAACGGATGTGGCACTGGAAGCAAAAGCAGATATGTTGAATCATCTGCCAATGATGCTTGATGATACCAGTAAAACATCATCGAGAATACGGGAGAATTTTGAAGGAATCGTTTATGATCTGTGTTCCGGCAAGGGAAAGAGCCGGAGTAATAAAGAGCTTGGAATCAACCGTGAGAACCGGTGGAAGAACTGCATCATAACAAACGGTGAACGGCCATTGAACAGTTATGTCAGTCAGGGCGGGGCAATCAACCGTATTCTGGAGCTGGAGTGTTCACAGAAAATCTATGATGATCCGCAGCGTACGGCTGAGATTCTCAAGAAAAACTATGGATTTGCCGGCAGGGTGTTTGTGGATGTTATTAAGGACATGGATAAAACAGAACTGCGGAACATACAAAGGGGATTTATGAACCGGTTAATGGATTCTGACAAAATGCAGAAGCAGGCAATGTCTCTCAGCATAATTCTCACAGCAGATAAAATCGCCACAGAAAGCATTTTTAAGGATGGGGTATATATTTCCCTGGATGAAGCAAAAGAAACACTTACGGACTATTCAGACGTGTCAGATAATCAGCGCTGTTATGAGTATATCCTTGGAATGATCGCTATGAACCAGACAAGGTTTGATGCGGCAACAGCCTGTGAGAAATGGGGCATTTTGGAAAATGGATATGCGGTGATCTATAACCCGGCATTTGACAGGATCTGTGAGGGCGGAGGATTTTCTAAAAAAGCATTTCTATCATGGGCGGACCGGCACGGCAAGATCCAGACCCAGGCAGGGCAGTATACGAAGCAGAAGAAGATCGAGGGAAAGAACTTCCGGTGTGTGTTTTTAAAACTGGATGACGGAATTGAGGTCGATAAGGATGGTTTCATGCAGATATCAGAGGATGAGCAGGAAGAACTGCCATTTAAGTAGAATAAATTACAGATGTGAGGTAGCAAGTAACACAGGTAACATGCGATTTTCACTTTTTATATAGTTTAAAAATTTTTTTTTCATGAAAAAATTGAGATAAAAAAATAATTTCTACGCGTAAAAAGATTGTTGTTACTTTGTTACCTTGTTACCAATCTCTGCAAGTATTGATTTTACTGAATTTGTTAGTAACAAAAGGTATCACAAGTTTACAAAAAGGATGTGATTTCTATTTTAAATAATGCACAACGTGAATGGTTGAATAAAAAGAAAGATTTTATCGATCAGCAGATCAGTAAGTTTTATCCGTTAACAGATGAACAATGGCAGCATGTCACAGATATCGTGGATGATACTGTAAAGAAAGCCAAGGGACATGAAGCGGAAGTAAGAAAAGAACTTTTTGATCTGATGGAAAAATGGGAAAGAAAAGAGAAAGAAGGTGTACGGGATGAGTAATGCACTGGCAAGAAAGAAAAAGCGGATGCAGCCACTTGGATATTCCAAGAGTGAACTGATCGGAATACAGAGACACGCCAAGGCACAAAGCAATGCGGATTATCTGATAGAGGAATCCTATTATAACGTCCGTATGATGGCATATCAGGCACTGCATGATAAGTTCGGATTCGGACACAAAAGAATCATAAAGGTTGAGCAGACCATTGATGCATATGTGGAGAATGCAAAGGATGGAACGACAGGCGAGGAACTTTGTTTTTATCTGAAAGATAAATGCAAGATTGACGTGAGAGAGGAAACAAATAAGATTCCGTATCGTGAGAGTTTTTATCTGGTAGAGAGAAAGATTGCACCGAACTGCATGATACAGGCAAATAAGTTTTTGCTGGCACAGGTATTTAATTATTTTGCTATGTTGGGTGTCTGCCTTAAAACACAGTTTAAATTTTCGGGAAATCAGATCAGACAGGTTTATGAGAGAATCAGATATTTGATTAACTGCCTTGCTACCGGATATGAAACTATGACGGGGATCGCAAGCGTATTGGAATGGGAATGTAAGTACATTGACAAGCGTTTTATCGGAAAGACGTATGAAATATAGGAGGAATGGTTGATGGACAAGTTAGTTGTGGAACTGCAGGATGGATATTTTGTGGAGATTGATTCTCTGAATCACACCCTGAGACAGAGATATGCCGGACAGGATAAGGACGGCAATGAAAAAGAAAGCGTTCGAACAATCGGATATTTTGGAGACATGAAACAGTGCATTAAGGCTTTGTTAGAGCGTTATCCGAGGGAGTTATCTGAAAAAGCACAGATTTCCTTTGATGAATATTTAGAACTGTTGGATAAGGCTTATACGAGGTCAGAACAGCTTGTGAACAGAATCGGAAAGAGACAGGGGGAGATATAAATGTGGAAAGAAGGTAAGAAACGCCGCGTAATTATCGGAAAAATGAATAATAACTTGTCAATGCCGACAAAGCACCCGGACCAGGATGCGTTGAAAAGATTCAGAGAAGTACCGTATCAGTTACGGTACGGGAAGGAGAAAAAGGATGCTGAATAGAGAAAAATATGCGGAAGAGATTTTAAATATTGCGTGTGATGGATACAATATTGCGTTAATTAATGGGAAACTGGAAAAATGCAGGGGAGTCTGCAATAAATGCGATTTTTGCGATAATGACATTAGAAATGCTGGTCGTTGCAGAGAAAAAGCAAAAGAATGGGCGAACAGCCAGTATGTTGATTGGAGCGAAGTTCCAGTCGATACACCGATTTTGGTCAGAGATTCTGAACTTTTTGCGTGGAGCAAAGAACATTTTGCAAAATATGAAGATGAAACGGTTTATACATGGGATTATGGAAAAACGTCATGGAGCACATACGACGGTAAAATGAGTAGCTATAAATATGCTATGTTGCCGGAAAGCGAGGAATAGCAATGTATTGTGATGGAAGATGTCAGTATTTGAATGAACGTAAACACAAATGTGAGTTGACCGGAGAAAAATTGACTTACATGAAGCAGACTGGAAGTATTTCTTTCTCCGTGCATGAACACAGAGGATTTTGCAAAGGAGATGAGAACAATGCACATGACAAATAAAGAACTGACTATCCGACAGATCGGAGAGTTCTGCACGAACACCCTCTGTAAGAAATGTCCGGTGGCAAAGTGGGATGAGGAAAGCAATCTGCATAATAGATGCATGGAAAGTTTAAGACTTCCAGAGGTATCGAGGATCATGTTAGAACAGATCAAAGGAAGAAAGGTGGAACGCGATGGAGAATAGATATTTATGCCGTGGAAAGCGGATTGATAACGGCGAATGGGTGGAGTGGAATATGCTTACAGGTATTCCGCATGATGTACATATTTTGGATAACACCATCTGCCAGTGCACCGGACTTAAAGATAAGAATGGCAATCTGATTTGGGAGAATGATATTGTAAATGGCAGTATTAAGCGTGGAGTGGCTTTTTACAGATGTTTGGTTCTGTGGAATGAGTGCAAGGCAAGATTCGATGTGAGAGCTCTGGGCTGCAATTTCCCAATGACACTTGATGAGTGCACAGATGATATTTCTATGAGTGGTTTTGATTATGAGGTTGTCGGTAACAAGTTTGACAATCCGGAACTGTTGGAGATGTAAGAATGACGGAGAATGAAGCACTTGAGGTTTTAAAAGATTTTGGTAAGCAGGTATCAGTAAAAGCAGATGGAGCATATCAGAGCACTATAGGGAAAAAAGCTTGTGATGTTGCAATTCGATCATTAAAAAAAGTAGCCAGAGAGCATAAGGGAATGGAACTCACCGATTACTGGTGGGATGCGTTCAGAGGTAGTTTTGAGACAGAGGATGATGTGTTTGATTATATTTTTGATCGTGTGGATACATCAGATTTTGAGGATAGTTACATAGATGCTGGTGGACATGGGGATTGCAACGAACTTGTGAAAATAACTGCATCTGACAAGAGAAACACGATGTATGATTTCATGATGGCAATTTTAGATGAAGTACAGAAGTACCGTGCAATCGGTACTGCTGAAGAATTGCAGGATATGAAAAGCAATTATTTTGAAGCATTAAGTGATTGGCGCCAATATCGCAAGATTGGAACTTTGGAAGAATGCCGGGCGGCTGTGGAGAAGCAGACGGCGAAGCGACCGAGAATTATTGGAAATGCAATGATTTGCCCATCATGCCCAAGATGTTTTAAAAGTGCTAGTCCCACATATTGCCCGAGTTGCGGTCAAATGATTGATTGGGGGAATGAAGAATGAACAAAGAACTTAAACCATGCCCGTTCTGCGGCGGAAAAGCAATGTTCTTTACCATTACAAATAAGTCATCACATTCGGCTGTTGGGGTAATGTTCAAAATCAAATGTATGAAATGCGGAACAGAACTTCCAAAAAGCTATGAATGTGAGATGTACATGGATCAGGACGGAGGCATCAGAACAGGGAAAGACGAGCGAACGAAAGCAACTACAGATTGGAACAGGAGGGCAAACGATGAGACTGATTGATGCGGATGCACTAAAGAAAGATTTAAAATCGGTTACTTTAAGCAATGGAACTTTAGTAAATACAAATGCAGTATTGTATTTACTAGAAGAATATCCGACCGCCTATGACCCGGACAAGATTGTGGAGCAGTTAAGCGACAAGTTCAGAGTCGTGCGAACTGATGAAGATTTGGAATGGAACAGGGCAATGGATGAAGCAATTACAATCGTGAAAGGCGGTGGAGTAGATGCGTAATAATATAGATGAACTTTTGGAAGAAGAAGCACGGATACGTCAGCAGGAAGAGAAAGAGCTTAGAGAAAACCCATTATTGCAGTACAGCACATCACAGCTGAAAGCAGAATTACGCAGAAGAAAGAGGGATGGGTGTTAGGTATGGCTAAAGCAGTATTGATTATGGATATGCCGGAAGATTGCACCATGTGTAAGTTTTGGAACTCAAAAGATGACGAGTGTTATGCAACTGGCGTTGAAGAGCTTTCATTAAATAGTGAATAAGCAAAGCCGGATTGGTGCCCGCTCCAGGAATTGCCGGAGAAAATGAAAGTGTGCGGAAAATATCCACAGCCGGACAGGATTGCACCATCGTATAAAGTTGGTTGGAATGCCTGCTTAGATGAGATTTTAAAGTAAATTGAAAGGAGTGAGAGGTTTTCCGTTAGATTGGATGATTTAAAAGCAATAAAACGATGAATTTGTTGCATAAAACACAACATAATTAAATTTAAAGTGCACTATTGTAGATGTGTGCACGGAATATAAGAAAGGAGCCGAACCTCCAGCTGGGGTAACGATATATCGGGTTCCTTTTAGGAAAAATGAAGAAATTAAAATGTGAAATTTACAGAGATTCAATGCAGAATTATAAAAAATATGCAATTCCACCGGCACAGTTAATTATTGCAGACGTGCCGTACAACGTAGGAAAAAACTTTTATGGCAGTAATCCGATGTGGTACAACGGCGGAGATAATAAAAACGGAGAAAGTAAGCTTGCAGGAAAAGCGGCATTTAATTCAGATTTTAACTTTAATCTCTATGAATATTTTCACTTCTGTTCGAAAATGCTCAAGAAAGAGCCGAAGAAAGCAGGGAACAGAGGAAGAAGTTCAGATGCACCATGTATGATCGTTTTCTGCTCATTTGAACAAATGCCCACACTGATTGATGCAGCCAGGAAACATGGATTCATCCATTACATACCGCTTGTATTTGTGAAAAATTATAGTCCGCAGGTGCTTAAGGCAAATATGCGTGTGGTTGGTGCTACTGAATACGCACTTGTATTCTATCGAGACAAACTTCCGAAGTTCAGAAATGGCGCACAGTTTGATGAAAACGGAAAGACTATCCGAGGCACTGGACATATGATCTTTAACTGGTTTACTTGGGAGAAAGATGGCAAAGATATTCCCAAAATCCACCCGGCACAGAAGCCAGTATCTGTTTTAAAAAAGCTAATAGAGATATTTACAGATCCCGGTGATGTGGTAATTGATCCATGTTGTGGAAGCGGTAGCACATTAAGAGCGGCGGCGGAACTTGGAAGAAATGCGTATGGATTTGAGATTGACCGCGATTTTTATACAGGAGCAAAAGAGAAAATGCTTGTGTTTGAAACTGATAATCAGATTAGTTTCGAGGATATTCCAGGGGTGATGCCATGAGAACAGTATTGAAATATCCGGGAAGTAAGTGGAATATTGCTCCCCGACTGGTGGAACTGATACCGGAACATCACAGCTATGTAGAGCCGTTTTTCGGCAGCGGGGCCGTGTTATTTAATAAGCCGGTCTCTGATATCGAAACGATCAATGATCTGGATCATGATGTTGTGAATCTCTTCCGGTGTATACAGGAAGATGCGGAACGTCTGTCCAGAATGGTAATGACTACACCATTCAGCCGTGAAAAATATGAAGATACATATAAACTGGATGTATGGGAGCTGATGATGCCGGATGAACCGTACCATAAAGCATTGCGATTTCTGGTTCAGTGCTGGCAAGGGCACGGGTTCCGTACCAATGGCAGCAAGGTAGGATGGAAAAATGATGTACAGGGCAGAGAAAGAGCTTATGCATTATGGAACTGGTACCGTCTGCCGGAATGGATCATTGACATAGCGGAACGGTTGCGCATGGTACAGATCGAGAACCGCCCGGCGGTGGAAGTGATTGAGAGATTTAATTACAGCAATGTTTTTATGTACATTGACCCACCGTATGTTTTGAGTACCAGAGCAGGAAAACAATATAAACATGAGATGACAGATGCGGATCACGAGGAATTATTGAAAGCGTTACTGCAGAGTAAAGCAAAGATTATGATTTCTGGTTATGAGTCAGAAATGTATAACGACTATCTGAACGGATGGAAGAAAAAACAGTTTTCAAGCTGTGCGGAGCATGGAAAGGCACGCACAGAAACGGTGTGGATGAACTATGAGCCGGATCCGCAGATGAAACTTCATTTTGCGGAGGTGCTGTCATGATACAGACAGCAGAAGATAAAGTGAAAGAGTACTGCCAGTGCATCCGCAGAGAAATAGAACACTGGAAAGTTATCAATCAGAACGGGTGTAATGATCCGTTCTGGTCGGATGGCTGCAACATGAATCTGACACGGAATCATATCATTTATTATCAGTCAAAGATGCGCGAGGCCTGCACAGAAAATCAGTTGCCATTACCGGAGGAATATTATTTATCCCTACCGCCGAAAGTGGACAATAATTATATGGCAAATCTTAAGCAGAAACCACGGGTTGAGAGATTGCGTCAGTTAGGGAGGATCATGACTGGACGCATTTATCAGTACGACGAGAACCAGATGAGTTTATTTTAGAACCAGATAACAAAACCAAGAAGAGAGGAATGGTCATCTCATGAAAAATATAATAATGGATTTCGGTTTCTATTATGAAATAGCCAAAAAGAAAATCAAATTAAAATTATGGTCAGCCGAGTACTCAAAAGGATATTTATATTTTTTCCTGAACAATGTCGCAGATGTGACGGAAGAACAGTATAACGAGTACTCAAAGATGATCGATGAACTTTGAGAAAGAGAGGAAAAACAATGAATGAAATGAAAATCAGAATATCATTATACTTTGAAATTAAGGTTTCAGAAATGTTTGGCGGAGAGGGTTCCGTTGGATATACAGAGCAGAATATAGGTTTTACAGTCACAGAAGAAAAGCCAAGGATTTTTGAAGAAAGTGCATACGACTATGTGAAAAGAGCCATTGCAAACATGGCGAAAAGTTTAGGCGTGAGTGAGGAATGCATCAGGACCATCAGCAAAGAGGAATATGAGGAAAATACGGAGTACTAATGCAGTGCGAAAGAAACTTATAACAGCCATCATAACCGCAACACTCCTGATTGCCGGATGCAGTGATACAGCAAATGTCAGTGCGGGACAGGAAAACACAATGGTACTGGTGGAAAGTGGACAAGAATATCTTATTTATGCAGATAATGACACAGGAGTGATGTATTTATATATCACAATAAGTACGGGCGGCGGTCTTACCGTTATGCTCAATGCAGATGGTACACCGAAGATCTGGCGGGGAGAGGAATAGGAGGAAAAGGATTGACAGAAACAGAACAGAAAAAGGAATATTTAAAAGAATATGAAAAAGCAGTACGCCAGATGAAGCGTAGCGAGGAAAAGATAACAGAAATGCGTTTAAGCAAGATCATGCCATCCGCAGGCAATGATGGTATGCCTCACGCACACAATAACACCGATCTATCCGGTTACGCTGCACTACTGGATGAAGAGGAAAGACGGTACATGAAAGCCAGATACCACAGAATCAAGCTGTGCAGGGAGATCACGGATAAGATAGAGCGCATGGATAATGAAGATGAAAAGGATGTGCTGATGTATCGTTACATAAGACTGATGAAGTGGGAAGATATCTGCGTGAAAATGGGATTATCATGGAGACGTACCCATTACATACATAATGCTGCATTGAAACATTTCAAAATTTAAAAGAGTGCATAGAAGTGCACACACAAAGTATGATATTATTATACTGAACGAAAGGTTCAAAGGGAGATTGCTTCGGCAGTCTCTTTTTTTCATGATCTCACAACTTAAGCGGCTCCATGAAACTTAGGGGAGTCGCGACCTCCTTATGAACGGAGTGACAGGATGAACAAAGAAAGATACAGTGATCCAACAGCCGAACAGGCGATTGCACATGTTATGAAAGAATGCAGGGAAAAGAAGAAACAGGAAGGTGGCAGCAGTGGCAAGAAGTCCGAACGAAAAGGCAGAGAAGGCCCGGAAGCTGTATAAGGATGGGATGAAGCTGGTCGAGATTGCAGATCGGTTAAAAGTCCCAGCCGGTACAGTCCGAAGATGGAAAAGTACATACCATTGGGATGGCGAACATCAAAGCGAGCGTTCGGAAAAGAAAAGCGAACGTTCGGAAAACAAAAAGAGTGTTACGAAAAGGGCTGTAGCTGATGAAGTCAAGCAGGTGATACAGAATACTGATTTGACCGATAAGCAACAGCTTTTTTGTATACATTACATTCGCTGTTTCAATGCTACAAAAGCATATCAAAAAGCATATGGCTGTGATTATGCAACGGCTCTGGTGAATGGTTCGCGAATGCTAGGAAATGCTAGGATAAAAGATGAAATCTTGCGGTTAAAGCAGGATCGACTCAACAGGGAGTTCCTAAGTGAGTCTGACATTTTCCAGAAGTACATGGATATTGCCTTTGCTGACGTGACAAACTTTATGGAATTTGGGAATGAAGATGTGGATGTGATCCTGGATACGGGAGAGCGAAAGACCATCACGGTAAGTCATGTCAACATCAAGAATGATGCCGATGTGGACGGAACAATCATTTCCGAAGTCTCAAAAGGTAAGGACGGCGTAAAAGTAAAGCTTGCCGACCGGATGAAAGCTTTGCAGTGGCTTTCGGATCATATGGATCTTGCTACAGAGAAACAGCGGGCGGAAATTGCATTATTGAAATCGAGAGCGGATGCCGGCAAAGATGATCGGGAGAACAAACTGGATCAATTATTTGAACAGATAGAGGGTGCATTGAGGAATGCTGAGTGATTTGTATACACCAAAACAGCTTGATACATTCCGTTTTGCCGTAAACAATGATTATTTCATGCTGATTAATCACGGCGCAAAGCGAACCGGGAAGACAGTTCTGGATAATGACCTCTTTCTGTATGAACTCCGCCGGATCAAAAAGATAGCCGCTGTACAGGGAGTGGAAAATCCACAATATATACTGGCGGGTACAGATCTGGGAGCACTCAACCGAAATGTACTGATCGAGCTGTCGAACAAATATGGCATAGAATTTCATTTTGATAAATTCAACCGATTTAAGCTGTTCGGGGTACAGGTGTGCTGTTTTGGTCATTCAAAGATCAATGATCTGGGGCGTATCCGAGGAATGACCGCCTACGGTGCTTACATCAATGAGGGCACAATGGCAAAGCAGGAAGTATTTGACGAGATCAAGTCCAGATGTTCCGGAAATGGTGCAAGGATGCTGATCGACACGAACCCGGATAACCCAGAACATTGGTTGAAGAAAGATTTTATTGATAAAGCAGATGGGAAAATTATTAAGGAAGTGCAATACAGGCTGGATGATAATACGTTCCTGTCAGAACGCTATAAGCAGAACATGAAAGAGACCACACCGTCTGGAATGTTTTATGATCGCAATATAGAGGGAATGTGGGTCATGGGCGAAGGTGCCGTATACCGGGATTTTGATAAGAAAGTCCATTATATCAGCAGGGCAGAATTGCAAAAGGTCAATTTTGTTAAGTTTATTGCCGGTGTGGACTGGGGCTATGAACATTTCGGAGCAATCGTGCTGATTGGGAAAGACGATCAGGGCTGTTATTATCTGATCCGGGAGATTGCGCGCCAGTTTGAGGAAATAGATTTCTGGCTGGAGCAGGCACAGGCAATGAAAGCTGAGTATGGGAATATTCCATTCTATTGTGATTCTGCCCGCCCGGAATATGTGAAGAAGTTTAAGAAAAACGGTTTGCGGGCGGTCAATGCCAATAAAGCCGTATTAAGCGGAATTGAGCGTGTGGCACAGCTATACAAGCAGAACAAACTTCGGATAGTAGATAATGTAGAGCGATTCCGTGATGAAATCTATATGTATGTATGGAATGATAAGACCGGGGAGCCGGTAAAACAGTTCGATGATGTGCAGGATGCAATCCGGTATGCAATTTACACGGATGAGAACCGCGGAGGCATTGGCATTTTGAAATGAGGTAGAAAATGAAAAATATGAAAGTAAATATCCTTGGAACTGAATATTCGATTGAAACTCATAAGGTGTCAGAAGATGAGTATATGCAAAAGAATAGACTTGCTGGTTATTGCGGTGAGGAAGATAAAAAAATCATAATTGCCGACATGTCAGAGGAAGAATATTTCACAGGGATGGACGAAAAATCGCAAAAGAAATATTGGAGAAAAGTTTGTAGGCATGAAATTATCCACGCTTTTTTCAATGAGAGCGGTTTATCTGATTCCTCAAATTGTTATGATGGTGCGTGGGCAAAAAATGAAGAAATGGTTGACTGGTTCGCAATTCAGTCACCGAAAATTTTTGCGGTATATCAGAGCCTTGATATTTTGGGAGAATAACAATGGACATCGAAACAATGAAACAACTGATAAAAAAATACGAACCCGGTCATGCAGCATTTGTGACACGGGCAGCAGTGGCAGAACGGTATTACCGGAATGAGACAGATATTTTATTCCGGGATAAGCCAAAAGAAGAGAAAGAGGAAGCGGACAACCCACTGCGTAATGCAGACAACCGGATTCCACGGAACTTCCACGGGCTGATTGTGAATCAGAAAGCATCATACGCATTTACTGCACCGCCGTTGTTTGATGTAGGTAATACCGCGAGCAATAAGCGGATCACAGAATCACTGGGGGATGAATACGCCAAGAACTGTATGGAATTGTGTATAAACGCCGCAAATACCTCTATCGGCTGGGTGCATTACTGGCAGGGAGAAAATGGTTTTGAGTGGGCGGTAGTTCCGTCTGCGCAGATCATCCCGGTATTTAACCGGAGTCTGAAAAGGCGGCTGATCGGAACCATGCGTGTGTATCCGGACATTGACGAGAATACCGGTGATAACTATACCGTGTATGAATACTGGACGGATACAGAGTGCCAGGCATTCCGGAGAAGAACCGGTGATGCACTGGATCTGCTGACATACTATGACATGTTTGCGGATCCGGACAGTGGGGATATGGCTGCCAGTTACCGGCATGATTTTGGGGAAGTGCCGTTTATCCCATTTTATAACAACAATATCCACACCGATGATCTGCGAAACATTAAACCGCTGATAGACGTATATGATAAGGTCTACAGCGGTTTTATTAATGATTTAGACGATATACAGGAACTGATTTTCGTATTGTCCGGATATGGCGGTGAAGATCTGAACAGTTTTCTTTCTGATTTGAAAAAATACAAGACTATCAAAGTAGATGGGGATGAGGGCGGTGCAGTATCAACACTTAATATTGAGATCCCGATTGAAGCCAGAAACAGCGTCTTAGAAGCCACCAGAAAGGCAATCTTCGAACAGGGGCAGGGATTTGATCCACAGCCAGAGAACTTCGGGAACCAGTCGGGGGAAGCACTGAAATTTATGTATTCGCTTCTGGAGATGAAAACCGGACTGATGGAGACGGAATTTAAACTTGGATTTGCACGGCTCATCCGGGCAATCTGTAAATCCCTTAACATTCCGTGTGGCTCGATCATCCAGACATGGACACGTACCCGTATCAAGAATGATACGGAACAGGCACAGATATGCAGGGATTCGGTTGGCATTGTCAGCAAAAAGACGATTCTGAAAAATCATCCGTTGGTAGAAGATGCTGACGAGGAATTGAAGCAGATAGAAAAAGAAGAGAAAGAGGCACAGGAGAAAGCGGATGCTTACACCGGAGCCTTTGGACAGTCACAAAAGGATGATCCGGCGAAGAAAGATAATCAAGAAAAGAACAATGATCCAAAAAACATGGAATAAAGGAACGGGGCAGGTGATCGCATGGGTAAACGGACAGGTAAATACTGGCAGGAACGTTTTAAACAGATGGAAGATGCACAGCATGATACCTCCGTTCAGAAAGTGCAGGAGATCCAGGAACAATTTGACCGGTCCATTACTGCAATCAACGGAAAGATCAATGCATGGTATCAACGCCTGGCAGATAACAACGGTATTTCCATGCAGGAAGCAAAAAAACTGCTTAATGCGCAAGAATTGAAGGAATTCCAGTGGAATGTGGATGATTACATCAAATATGGCAAAGAAAACAAGATCAACGGAGCGTGGGAAAAAGAACTTGAAAACGCGTCTGCGAGGGTGCATATCGGCAGACTGGAAGCCTTAAAGATTGAAATACAGCAGGAGGCAGAAAAACTGTATGGAAACTGTATTGACGAGATAGATCGGCATATCAGGAATACATATACCTCTGATTTTTATCATACTGCCTATGAAATACAAAAAGGTATCGGTGTTGGCACGACCATAAACCGGCTGGATTCGAGAATTGTTGAGATGATCGTATGTAAACCATGGGCGGTGGATGGGAAAAACTTTTCCGACCGCCTGTGGGAGAACAAGACAAAGCTGATCAATAATTTACACAACAGCCTGTCACGTATGTGCATTACCGGAGAAGCACCGGACCGGGCTATCGCAGAGATAGCAAAGCAGATGAAAGTATCCAGAGCACAGGCGGGCAGAGTGGTCATGACGGAATCTGCTGCATTTGCAAATAAGGCAAGACAGGACTGCATGAAAGAGCTGGATGTGCAGCAGTTTGAAATCTTAGAAACATTAGACAGCCATACATGTGAATTTTGCGGTTCCATGGACGGAAAGCATTTCCCCATGAAAGACTTTCAGATCGGAGTGACAGCCCCGCCGTTCCATCCGAACTGCCGCGGATGTACATGTCCGTATTTTGGTGATGAATTTGACAGTGTGGGAGAGCGTGCGGCGAGAGGAGAGGATGGCAAGATCTACTATGTGCCGGCAGATACGACGTATGAGGAGTGGAAGAAGTCATTTGTGGATGGCGACACAGAAGCAAGAGATAGACTTGGTCTTATTACAAATAATAATAAAGCAGATCCAAGGTATTACGAATTTAAAGGAAAAGACTTAAAAACAGTCGAACAGGAAATAAGTCAGAATGATTATGAAACAGCTGTTATATTTGAGGATGGAAAAGCAATCAGCTGCCAGCTTGGTAATGAAGACACTATAAAATTTACGAAGCATCAGTTAAAATTGATGAAAGGAAACGATGTTACACATAACCATCCATTGAGCACACCACCATCACCGGAAGATCTGTATCTGTTGGTAGATCATAAAGTCAGAAGTTTTAGAACCTGTGGGAAAAATGGTGCATATGTGTTAGAATATAATGAAAATATACAGCAACTTCCAACAAGTGATAAATTTAGTGATGATTATAACCGGCTGTTATATCAGTTAAAACCTAAAATAATCGAGCAATATTATAACGGACATAATGAACAGGAAGTACTTGTGAAACTGGGCGAAGAAATTTGGAATGAATTATACAAATTATATGGAGTAAAGCCTAAATTCGAGAGGAGATGAATCGAATGTCGCGAGAAATAGATAGATATCAATTGAAATCTTTATTTCCCATTTGCCAAGACTGTAAAAAAATTAAATTTGATGGAATTCCGTATTCGTGTAAAGCATATCCAAAGAAAAACGGAATACCGCCGGAAATCTGGAACGGTAAGGTTAAAAAATGTGACCATTATGAACCAAAAACCTAGGGTATAGTGTGCAGCCTATCCGAAAGAAAAGGGAATACCACCAGTCAGAAATGGCATGGTGGTATTTTTATACCCAAAATCAAAAGTTGCACCGGTGCAACCGCAAAATGTAAAACGATGGAAACAGGATTGTAAGCAGCAGTCCTGTTTTTATATTGTCCGAAAGCCTTAAGACGTTTAAACTGCGGCAAATTGCCCTTATGCATGGCATCAAAACTGCATACTGTCTGTGGAGGACACCACGTTTAAAAACGGTGCAGGAAAGGAACTATATGGAATTTTTAAAAGACATTTTAGGCGAAGATCTCTATAAGCAGGTGGCAGACGCTGTCAATGCTCATAACGGAAAACCGGAGAATAAGGACAAACAGGTAAAACTTGCAGACCTTGGATCTGGTCAGTACGTCGACAAAGGCAAGTATGATGCCACTGTTGCAGAAAAGGAGAATCTTTCTGGTCAGATCAAGACACTCAATGTTACGATCGGAGATCTGAAAAAGAACAATGCAGATAATGAAACATTGCAGACTACGATCACAGACCTTCAGACGAAGTTAAAAGAGCAGCAGGCAGCCAATGAGCAGATTTCAAAGACTTATGCGTTAAAAGATTCCCTCACAAAACAGGGAGTACTTGATCCGGACTATCTGATTTATAAAGCGGGCGGACTGGACAAGTTTACGTTTGACAAAGAAGGTAAGCCGGTCGGTGTGGAGGATGCCGTAAAGCCGTACAAGGAAGATAAGACAATGGCGCATCTGTTCAAACAGGAACAGCCAAAACCGCCGTATCATCCACAGGGCGGCACTGGTGGCGCAGGAACTGCAAACCCATTTGCAAAAGAGACGTTTAATCTGACCAAACAGGGTGAACTTTTAAAATCCAACCCGGAGCAGGCGAAAGCGATGGCAGCCGCCGCAGGGGTAACCATTTAGAAAGAGAGGTAACTATTTATGGCAATTACAAAAATTGCAGACGTGATCGTACCGGAACTTTTTAACCGGTATGTAATCAACAGAACAATGGAGCTGTCCGTGTTTTTCCAGAGCGGGATCGTGGTAAACAGCCCGGAATTTGATGCACTGGCATCTGAGGCAGCGAGAACACACAACATGCCGTTCTTTGAGGACCTGAACGGGGAATCAGAGCCGACGCTTGAGGATGTAAAGATGACACCGGCAAAGATCGGTTCGAACAAAGACGTATCAACCACAATCCTCAGACAGAAAATGTGGGCTGCTACGAATCTTTCCGCAGCATTAGCAGGTGCGGACCCGATGAAAGCGATCGGTGATCTGGTGGCGCAGTACTGGGCGCGAGATATGCAGAAGGAGCTGATTGCAATTCTTGCGGGCGTATTTGGAACCACCACGGCAGATCCAAGCGGAACACCGAAAGCGGAGACCAGGATGGCAGATCATATTCTTGATCTGACTACAGGAAAAGCAGAGGCTGCGAAACTGATCAGTGCGTCTGCATTTATTGATGCCTGCCAGAAGCTTGGAGATGCACAGTCACAGCTTACCGGTGTGGCAATGCATTCTGCAACAAAATCATACCTGAAAAAGCTGAATCTGATCGAGACAGAACGTGATTCTACAGATGTTGAGTTTGATACTTATCAGGGAAGACGTGTGACCGTGGATGATGGCTGTCCGGTTGCTGATGATGTATACACAACATATCTTTTTGGTAATGGGGCAGTTGCTTATGGAAACGGTACTCCGGTTGGCCATGTGGCAACAGAGGTGGATCGCGATAAGCAGACAGGCGGAGGTATCGACTATCTGATCAATCGTAAGGCATTTATCCTGCATCCGAGAGGAATCGCATATACCGGAGCGAAGCGCGAACATGTGGAGACTCCTACGAGGGCAGAACTTGCAATGGCAGAGAACTGGAATCCGGTATACGAACCGAAACAGCTTCGTATCGTTGCAATTAAGCATAAGATCGGGTAGCCTATGGATCTGGCAAAATTAAAGGCACTTCTTGGGATTGAGGATGATTCTAAGGATATGGTACTTGAATTTGTCATTGCAGATGTGGAGGAAATCATAAAAAACTATTGCCATGTGGAGAAAATGCCGGATGGATTGATAAACACCGGCTATCGCATGGCAATGGATCTGTATCGGAATGAAAATATTGGAAGTGAGTCGGCAGCAGTTGGCGCGGTTTCCTCTATTTCTGAGGGGGACACTTCTACCTCATTCCGTCAGTATGTGGATGACAATTTTAAGAGCACAGTGCTGAAAAATTATGAATCCTCATTGAAACGATACAGAAAGGTGGCGTGGAGATGATCTCAGATGCAATTAAGAAAATGCAGGCAATGGCAAGAAAGGCGCAGGAAGAGACATACGATGGGAAATGCACAGTAACGGAATTTCAGCCGATTAAAGATTCGAGAACAAAGATCACATCGGAAAAGGAAGTGGTTGTGTTAGAGGATGAGCCATGCCGCCTGTCATATTCGAATGTCAGTGCCGTAGATCAGACAGAATCAGCAGCAAAAACAGCACAGGTCACAAAACTATTCCTGTCCCCTGATACAAAGATTAAGTCTGGAAGCAAGATCACAGTCACGCAGGCAGGCATCACACGTGCATATGAATGCAGTGGTGTACCTGCGGTTTATCCGACGCATCAGGAGATTGTGCTTACACTGTCAGAGAGGTATGCATGATGGCAGGAATGGGAAGTTTTAATATCCGGGGACTTACGGAGCTGCAGAGAGAAATGGAAAAATTACAGGATCCGAATGCGTTTGTGGAGGCATGTGCGAAGGAACTGGCAGCAAGACTCTTGCGGTTAGTCATAAAAAGAACACCCGTCGGGGATTATTCCGGGCAGTCTTATACTTGTGAGACAGGTTTTTCACATAAAGGAAAAAAAGTGAAAGGCAAACAAGGCGGAACTCTTCGCCGGGGATGGACAGCGGGGCAACGGGCATCAGCACAGGGATACGCAGACAGTCTTACGGTAAATCATTTCGGGGGCACCTATGTGATCGAGATCGTAAATCCGGTCGAATATGCCAGTTATGTTGAATACGGCCACAGAACCGCAAATCATAAAGGCTGGGTCAAAGGACATTTTATGATGAAGATATCCGAACAGGAGTTACAGAACATGGCACCGCAGATCCTTGAACGAAAAATCAGAAAATACCTTGGAGATATCATGAAATGATAAATGAAATTATAGATGCGATCAGCATTGCCTTAGACAGCGAGTTTGAGGATGGTTATAAGATCCACAAGGATGAGATAAAGCAGGACTTGAAAGAGCCCTGTTTTTTTATACAGTTGATTGACCAGAGCATAAGCCCGCTTTGCGGGCAGCGGTATCTGCAAAATAATGCATTCTGTATCCAGTACTTTCCTGAATCTAAACTGAATCCATACGCAGAGTGCAACGATGTGGCAGAGCGTATGATGTTTGCTTTAGAGTATGTTACCCCGTTAGATGCGGACAGAGCAATACGTGGAACGAATAAGAACCATGATCTGGTGGACGGTGTATTGAATTTTTTTGTGAATTATAACCGGGTAATCTTGAAAAAACCGGTACGTTCTGAGGTGATGGGACAGATTAAAATTCAGTCAGAAATGAAGGGAGAATAATAAAATGGCAAATGCGAGCGGGAAGGTATTAGAAAAGCCGCAGGGAAAAGCGGCACAGAAATTTACAAAAGAACAGCTTCTTGCCTGCGCAAAGTACAGTGCCAGGAAAGATATAATGGACGCTCTGCTAGATGAAAATAAAAAGTACACCAAAGTAGAAGCGGACACGTTATTAGAAAAATATATGAAAGGAAAGGTGAAATAAATGGCTTTAGGTGGAGGAACATTTACCGCACAGAACAAGGTGCTGCCGGGAACTTATATCAATTTTGTATCGGCGGCATCTGCAAACACAAATCTGTCAGACAGAGGCGTTGCGACAATGCCTTTAGAACTTGACTGGGGCGTGGAAGGGAAAGTCTTTGAGGTGACAAACGAGGATTTCCAGAAAAACAGCATGAAGATTTTTGGTTATGCATTTGACGATCCGAAAATGAAAGGACTGAGTGATCTGTTCCTTGGGGCACAGACACTCTATGCATACCGTTTAAATGGTGGCGGTGCAAAGGCTGCAAATACCATAGCAACCGCATTGTACAGCGGAACCTGTGGCAATGATATCCGGATCGCTGTACAGAAAAATGCAGACGACGCAGATAAGTTTGACGTTATCACTTACCTTGGCACAGCCAAAGTAGATACGCAGACGGTAAAAACTGCAAAAGAGCTTGTGGCGAATGATTATGTTTCATTTAAAGAGGAAATCGAGCTGGAAGATACGGCAGCCGCACCACTGACAGGTGGAACAAATGGAACTGTAGACGGAACGGCACATCAGACATATTTGGATCTGATTGAATCTTATTCTTATAACACCATGGGTGTTGCGGTAACGGATGAGACAACGAAAAAGTTATACGTTGCATTTAACAAACGGCTGCGCGATGAACTTGGAATTAAATTTCAGGTGGTACTCTACAATATTTCCGCAGATCACATGGGTGTTATCAATGTAAAAAATAAGACAACAGATGCGGGATGGAGTGAAGCAAGTCTTGTATACTGGGTTACTGGTGCAGAATGCGGATGTGCTGTAAATAAATCCTGCCAGAATAAAGTTTACGACGGTTCTTTTACGGTAGATGCATCGTATACACAGAATCAGTTAAGAGAGTCTATCAAAAATGGAGAATTTGTTTTGCACAGGGTAAATTCAGATATCCGTGTTCTGGATGATATTAACTCCATGGTAAGCGTGACAGACACACAGGGAGAACTTTTTAAGGACAATCAGACGGTCCGCGTGATCGATCAGATCGGTAATGATATCGCCGTATTATTCAGTACGAAATATCTCGGCACTATCTCAAATGATGCGGCAGGAAGAACATCTCTCTGGTCTGACATCGTGGCACACCACAGGGAGCTTGAAAAAATCAGGGCGATTGAGAACTTCAGCGAAGATGATATTACGATCGCACAGGGAGAATCGAAAAAGTCTGTAGTGGTCACAGATCAGGTGACAGTTGTTAATGCGATGAGTAAGCTCTATATGACTGTCACGGTAGCGTAGGAAGGAGTGAAGAAAGATGGGAAATACAGCTATTATGGATGCGGGCGATGCCGTCTATGGAAGCCTTGCGGAGTGTTTTATTACGATCGGTAAGAGACGGTACAATTTTATGAATCTGACAGAGTTCGAAAGTAAATGGGATGTTACGATCAGCGATGTCAAGATTTTGGGTAAAGTCGGTATGGGACACAAGGCTGCCGGTGGAAAGGGTACCTGGAAGGGAACTGCACATTATAATCAGTCAGTGCTCCGCACAATGGCAAACCAGTATCAGAAAACAGGAAACCTGCCTTATTTTGAAATCCAGGTGAGCAATGAGGATCCATCAAGCAGTGCAGGCAGACAGACAATTATTCACAGGGGATGTCTCTGTGACTCATTTATTCTTGCAAAGTTCCAGGCGGGCGAAGAAATTCTGGATGAAGATATTTCAGGAACCTTTGAGAGCTGGGATATGCCGGAGAAATTCAAAGAGTTAAAAGGTTTTAAAACAAATTAATGATGTTCCCTTCCTGCATCAGCGGGAGGGGATTTTTAAATAAAAAGGAGAGAAAGATATGTCAGAGTTCAGCAGATTTATGAAAGCAAACAAAAAGGTAAAAGCAAATCAGAAGTATGCTCCAACAGCGAGTCTTACAGATACAGACGGGAAGCCGCTTCTTTGGGAATTTCGCCAGATCACATCACGCGAGAATGAGGAACTGCGCAATGCATGTACTGTAGAGGTCCCGGTAACTGGAAAACCGAATATGTACCGCCCAAGGCTGAATACAGAAAAATACCTGTCAAAGATGATGGCAGCAGCAACCGTGTATCCTGATCTGTACGATGAAGAATTACAGGATTCCTACGGTGTGAAAACACCGGAAGATTTATTATATGCAATGGTGGATGGCGCTGGTGAATTTCAGATGTTTGAAGTGTGGATGCAGAAGTTCCAGGGATTTACAGACAGTTTTGATGTCAAGGTGGATGAAGCAAAAAACTGATTGAAGGAGGGGATGGTGAAGCAAACTTTGCTTACTATGCCCTTCTGAAATTACATATCCTGCCATCTGTATTTTTGAATATGGATGAGCAGGAAAAAGCATTTGTGATTGCCGCAATAAAAATCAAAATCGAGAATGATAAGAAAAAAGAGCGGGAATTAAAGAGTAAGATTCGCTAGGAAGGAGGTGCGATGTATGGCAGCTATTCAGACAGCGATAGAGCTTAATGACCAGTTTACCAGTGTTTTGTATGGCATTATGGATGCAGTCAATCTTGCAACAGCACAGATGTATGATATGCAGCAGGCAATGTCGATGGATATTGATACGAGCAGTCTGGAGGGAGCGCGAGAGGCAATCAATGAAGCAACAGCATCCTTAATTGCATTAAACGGTGCGGCACAGCAGCCGGCTTCTGCCCCGAATCCGCTTGTAGGAAGTTCTGCCCCGGTCGAGATTCCAGTGCAGTGGGAAACGAACAATCTGGATGTGTTTACAGGAACCGGAATAGATCGGTTCGAGCAGGAAGTACAGAGTACCAATAGCATGTTAGAGCAGTTGAGCAGTACGCAGAATGATATTGCAAGTCAGGCATACAGTACAACGATCTTTCCGCCGGAGTCATTCCAGGATCTTAATTCCATGGCTGTCAGAATTGATTCGATCCGGGAACGGATACAGCAGATCGAAAGCAATCCGGTCAATATGGGAACAGATACAGCAAACTCCCAGTTGGAACAGTTGAGATCGCAATTAGACCGGGCGATTCAGGAGCAGAATAATCTTAATACCGCCATGCAGAACATGGATGTGTCCGGTGCAAATGCAGCATATCTTCAGTTATCGCAGACAGTGGGTAATACAGAGCGGTATATCCGGGATAATACGGATGAGCAGGGAAGATTCAATCAGGAGATCCAGGAGGGGGTGTCCGGTTCAAACGAACTGGTAAATACGATCAAACGTGCAGTCGGAGCGTATATCAGTATACAGGGCGTCGGGAAAGTTTTAAGCATATCCGATGAATTGACGCAGGCAACCTCAAGACTGGATCTGATGAATAATTCCTTTAATGAGATAAACGAAACTGCAAATGAGACGTCAGAACTTGTCAATATGGTATATGCTGCGGCACAGGATGCGCGTGGATCGCTAGATAGCATGGCATCGGTTGTTGCAAGATTCGGCAATAATGCGAGGGATGCATTTGGCAACTCGGAAGAGGTTGTTGCATTCGCAGATCTGGTTCAAAAACAGATGGCGATCGCCGGTGCATCCACACAGGAAGCCGCAAATGCAGAGTTACAGTTATCACAGGCTCTTGGTTCCGGTGTACTCCGCGGTGATGAGTTAAACAGTATTTTTGAGCAGGCGCCGAACCTGATCCAGAACATTGCTGACTATCTTGATGTTCCAATCGGACAGATCAGAGAAATGGCGGCAGATGGAGAACTTTCTGCTGATGTTGTAAAAGCGGCGATTTTTGCAGCCGCGGATGATATCAATGGTAAGTTTGATGAGATGCCGATGACCTGGGGACAGATCTGGCAGTCGATGCAGAATACTGCAGTTATGGCTTTCCAGCCGGTTCTTCAAAGATTAAATGGGATGGCGAACAGCGATGCGTTCCAGGGATTTGTTGATGGAGCGATCGAAGCTATGGCAATGACGGCGAATATTGTGCTGAATATTTTTGATTTTGCCAGTCAGGTTGGCACCTTCATTTCTGATAACTGGTCAGTTATTAGTCCAATCGTGTATGGGATTGCGGCGGCATTAGCTGTATGGTATGGATGGCAGATATTGTGTGCAACCGCAACAAACATTATGACGACAGCACAGAAAATTCAAAATGCAGTTATGGGGGCAAGTCCTGTGATGAGAATTGTACTTATTGTTATAGCATTAGTTGCAGCATTAATTGCACTGTGTAATTGGATTGCGAAAACAACAGGGATTGCGAATAGTGGCATAGGTGTCATAACAGGAGCACTGTTAACGGCAGCTGCTTTTATAGGAAATCTGTTTATCGGAGTTGCAAATACAATCATCGGAATTGGCGTGACTTTGTGGAATTTTATAGCAAATTTTGTAAATGCGCTTACCACTGTTTTTAATAATCCTGTTGCCACAATCGAAGCTCTAATCTTAAGCCTGTTTAATTTTATAGTGGAAGTGGTTGAATCGGCTGCCAGAATGCTTGATACGGTATTTGGAAGCAATCTCGCAGATGCAGTTGCGGGATTTCAAGGCAAAGTACAGGCAAAGGTGGATGCCGTGATAAGTGAAAATGGTGGATCAGAAATTTTAAAGACGGTAGACATGTCAGATTATCAGTTCAACCGGTTCAATTATGGCGATGCTTTTGATACAGGCGCAGCATGGGGAGATGGAATTGCAGATAAAATCAGCAATTTCAGCCTGTCGGACATCTTTGGCAAAACAGATATCCCGAATCCTGATGATTATATATCTGGTTTCAGTGATGCAATCGCAAATTCCGGTGCAGGTGGCAACCTTGACAGTATTGCAGATGATACCAGTGCAATCAAAGATTCTGTGGATATCACGGACGAGGATCTGAAATATCTTAGAGACATTGCAGAGCAGGAGGCAATCAATCGGTTTACGACTGCGGAGATCAAGCTGGATATGACAAATAATAATAATGTAAGCAGTGATGCAGATTTAGATGGTATTGTGGATGGAATGACAACGAAAGTGTTAGAAGCATTAGAAGCCGTCCGGGAAGGAGTATAGGGAATGGCATATAAATTATATCTGGATGGAGTGCTGTTTCCGGTAGCTCCGTCCAAAGTAACAGTAAAAATTAATAATCAGAACGAAACGGTAACTCTGATTAATGAGGGCGAAGCAAATATTTTGAAAGCCGCAGGGTTGTCAGATGTGGAATTTGATCTTCTGCTTCCAAATACAGAATATCCGTTTGCCCTATATCCGGAGAAATTCCGAAATGCCAAGTTTTATCTGGATAAGCTGGAAGAATTAAAGTTACAGAAGAAAAGTTTTCAGTATATCATGACAAGAGCATTTCCAAACAACAAGAAGTTATTTCATACCAACATGACAGTTTCACTTGAGGATTATTCCATTGTGGATGATGCCGGAGAGGGATTTGATACGACTGTCAAGATTAAACTGAAACAGTACCGTGAATTTATCACAAAGACCTGTACCGTGGATATATCGCTGCCGAAACCACAGGCGGCAATGCAGCAGACCAGAGCAGCAGGCAATGCACCAAGCGGGGGGAGCTATACCGTAGTTTCCGGGGACTGTCTCTGGAAGATTGCGAAGCAGTTTTACGGCGATGGTGGAAAGTGGAGTGTGATCTACAATGCCAATAAATCAGTGATCGGTGGGAATCCGAATCTGATATATCCGGGGCAGGTGCTTACGATCCCGGCAGCATAAGACACAGGAGGAAAAATGTACGAGTTATTAATTCAAAACGGCAGCACAGTTTACCTGCCTCCAGTGCAGGAAGAAGTAAAAGTGACTACAGAGCGGCAGATCAGTCCCGGTTCCATAGAATTTAGTTTCGTGGATACCGGGATTTCGATTGCAGAAGGAAATCCGGTACGCTTTAAGGATGGAGAAACGTGTGTGATTTATGGTTTTATTTTCAAAATCAAGCGCGACAGGAGCAATATTGTAAAAGTAACTGCCTATGACCAGATCCGGTATCTGAAAAACAAAGACACAATGGTATATGAGAACAAAACGGCTGCTGAGGTCGTGATGCAGATTGCCAATAATTTTGGTTTTAATCTCGGCACGATCGTGGATACCATATGGAAGATTGCATCGAGAGTGGAAGATAACGAGTCTCTTATGGATATGATTGGAAATGCACTTGATCTGACATTACAGAATACGGGTGATCTGTACATTCTCCATGATGACGGCGGAAAGTTGAATCTGTCTTTTATCGGTGATATGTATGTGCCTATCGTCATAGATGCAGAGACCGGACAGAATTATGATTATGAATCTTCGATTGATTCAGATACCTACAACCGGATCAAGCTGGTCTTTGACAACGAAAAGACTGGAAAAAGGGACGTATATATTGCACAGGATTCCTCGCACATGAATGACTGGGGAATCTTACAGTATTTTGACACGCTGCAGGATGGAGAAAACGGGCAGGCGAAAGCGGATGCGCTCTTGAAACTTTACAATAAAGCTGCAAAGACGTTGACAATTAAGGATGCCTGTGGTGATTCCAGAGTGCGCGGCGGCTCGTTGGTCGTGGTACAGCTTAATTTAGGAGATGTGCAGATAAAAAATCTGATGCTCGTAGAAAAATGTGTACACAAATACGGTGAAAGCAAACACACAATGGATCTGACTTTATCAGGAGGTGGTTTCAGTGCATGATGCAAATGATTTCGTGAGGGCGATACAGCAGGTGTCAAACGGAGTCAATGAGGCGGGATACCCGGCGGATGTGATGTCTGGTACAGTGATAGCGGCAGCTCCATTAAAAATTAAAGTTGAGCAGAGGTTTGATATAGCCAGCGCACAGCTTATCGTGCCGGAACATTTAACAGATCGTACCGTGGACATTGAATTAGACGGTGTGAAAAAGGAAATGAAGATTTACAGCGGATTAAAAACAGGTCAGCAGGTTGTACTGATCCGGCAGCAGGGCGGCCAAAAGTTTTTAGTTGCGGACAGGGTGGTGTGACATGATTCCGGCAGTTAACAGTTTAAAAGAAATCGAGGTAACAGAACAGCCGTCTTTATGTCATCACATGATCCGGGAAACGTGCAATGTTGTAGGCGAATGTGATGGTTTGGAAGCAGTAAAACAGGCAATTTACAATATCCTGAACACAGAGCGGTATCGTTACATTATTTTTTCATGGAACTATGGTGTGGAATTGCAGGATCTGATCGGTAAGCCGATGGATTATGTCATGGTGGAAGTGGAACGGCGGATTACGGAGGCTCTGACACAGGATGACCGGATAGACTCGGTAGATAATTTTGAGTTTGAAGTGCACAGAAAAACGCTGATCGCTAAATTTACCGCGCACACGAAATATGGAAATGCAAAGATTGAGAAGGAGGTGGACGTGTAATGTATGAAGATCAGACATTTGATGTGATTTTACAGCGCATGTTGTCCCGTGTGCCTGAGACAATGGATAAAAGGGAGAGTTCGCCAATCTATGCTGCACTGGCACCGGCAGCAGTGGAACTGACGTCTATGTATATTGCATTTGACTGCATGCTGGCAGAGACATTTGGAGACACGGCATCAAGGGAATATCTGATCCGGTTATGTGCGGATCGCGGTATTACGCCAAAGAAAGCAACTCAGGCAGTACTTGAGTTAGAAACCGATGTGGAGGTTGCGGACGGAAAAAGATTTACTGGCGGGGAAAATACCTATATCGTTACAGCTCCCGGACAGGTCACCTGTGAGCAGATCGGTACGGTCGGAAATGAATATACGGGAGATGTTCTGCCAATCGAATATATTTCCGGTCTCACGACTGCAAAGATCACGAGGGTTTTGATCTATGGAGAAGCGGAAGAAAGTACGGAATCCCTGCGGCAGAGGTATTTTGAATCGTTTGAGGAAAGGGCATTTTCCGGTAATGTAAAAGATTATCGAAACAAAACGCTTGCACTGGCGGGAGTCGGAGCAGTCAAAGTGATACGGACGTGGAATGGTCCAGGAACAGTGAAACTTGTTATTTTAGACAGTGCACATGGAAAAGCTACGGATACATTGATATCTGCAGTCCAGAAAGAGTTTGATCCAAACGGTGATGGCATGGGGGACGGGCTGGCGCCGATCGGGCATGTGGTTACGGTCGAGACGGCGAAAGAGTCAGTGGTAAATATTGCAATGAATATCACCTTTGACAGTGGTTATGGATTGAATGAATGTAAAGCATTGATTGAGGACGCAATGAAAAAGTACATTTTATCGTTGCGGCAGGACTGGGAGAACCAGAATCATCTGATCGTGAGAATTGCTTCATTGGATGCCGTGATCATGGGAGTAAAAGGTGTGCTTGATGTGACGGGAACAACCATCAATGGGGGTACACAAAATCTTGAATTAACAGAATATGAGATCCCGGTCATGGGGGTGGTTGCTTATGGATGATAGATATATCAATCTTAAGGAGCTGCTCCCTTTGTATTTGCAGGAATACAGTGAGCTGGCTGAAATTATGGATACGGAAACACCGGAGTTTCGATTGCTGGAATCCAGGCATAACAGGATGATTGATAACCGGTACATTATATCCTGTGACGAAGAGGGAATTGCCCGGTTTGAAAAGATTCTTGGAGTGACGCCGAAAAGTGATGATACGCTCGAAGATAGAATCTTCCGGTGTCTGACCAAATGGAATGTGTGTCTGCCGTATAACTATGCTTTCCTTGAAAGAAAATTAAAGGAATTGTGTGGTACAGAGTACGCAATAGACTTTGATATTCCCGGTCAGACAATGATCGTTAAAATCGGTATAGCGCAGAAAAATCAATATGATTCTGTGGTGGATATTTTAGACGAAATCGTGCCATGCAATATTTTGCTTAACACAGAACTGCTTTACAACCAGTACAGGAGCTTAAAACCATATCCGCATATTATACTGGGGCAGTTTACACACTGGGAATTGAGAAACATCAGTATTCCGAAGAATCTGAGTTCGAAGGTAGAAAATATCGCGAATTATACAATGGAAGAATTATCGCGGTTTACAGTGGAACAGGTTGCAGAAATCGGACTGAGAAAGAGAGGATAACATGAAACTTACAGATATTTTTAAATTTAAGCTGTTTGAAAGAACAGATCCGGTGGATATGAAAACCGTGAATGAGAATTTTGAAAGTGTAGAAAAACTTTTTAAGGGATTGGATCAGGTAGACAACACATCGGATTGTGATAAAAATGTAGCATCAGCTAAAAAAGCGGAATGTGATGGAAATGGAAAGAACATTTCCGAAACATATTTAAAGAAAACGGCAGTTGCCAACAATAACACTACCACGGAAGCAGGTTTTGCCCTTGATGCAAGACAGGCAAATCCGAATGTGGATGGCAGTTTGGCGAAACAGATAAGTATGTTAAACAGCGGTTTAGCAAATAAGCATTTTATTAAAATAATGAAAAGCGACTGGTCTGGAATTATGGGTTCACTTACACCAATGTTTAATATTAATAATGATAATGTAACAGATCTCATTGCACACAACGAGCAAAATGATACTTACCCGAGTGTACGAGTTGCCCGTGCTAGTGCAGATTATGATGGTAATAACATTCCAGACACATATTTAAAAAAGGCGGATGCCAAAAATAATGTATCTAGCTTATCCAATACTATGACAAATTATAATGATCAGACTCCTGTCGTGCAGTATTTCACTGTCCCGGATGATGGATATTATCTTGTTACAGGACTTGTCACTTTTAGTTCAAACGCAAACGGATTTCGAGAAGTTTTTATAACCAACACAACATCTAATTATGTCATGGGACGAGTCAGAGTTCCTGCGGTATCCGGCAGTGCAGTAACTTTACAAGTAACGAGTGGTGGCACTTTCGGACCGGGACAGACCGGGACACTCAGTACTTATCAGAACTCAGGTTCAAATCTTAATGTGCAGGAATGGTTAAGTATGGTAAAAATCGCGCCTAAATTGTAAAATTTAAGGATTTTTAACACAATTTTATAGCAGTTATTTTCGTGCTAATCTGCCCGAACGTCACCGCTTTTGGCACTTTTATCAAAAACTTTAAGAAAGAAGGAATTTTTATGAAATTAAAAACCACAAAAAACATTTTAACCATC